CTTGTTTTTGTACGATATTGGGTGTGGTGGTGTACGCGATGGCACTAGCAATGTGGATCAATAGCGGTCTGCGCGATGAATTGTCCAAAGAGAAGGCAAAAACATATTGCCTCGAACTAGACGTAAAATACATGAAACAGGACATAAAGCGGCTTGAAGACAGGCGATGGGAGTTAGGAAAATGAAAGTGTTTTTTACTGTTTGGTTCGCAATGGTATTTTGGGTGTTCGCGGCATTCCTTGCATTCCAAGGAACGTCAGCATTTGCCGCTCACATAGTGTGTTCAGAGCAAATCGGCGGAGAATCGATGCGTACCATGGAGATTATCGAATTCCAAGGACACAGATATGTCCACCTCCGAAATCATTGGAATGCGGCTGGATCAGCATTTTTTCACGACCCCGATTGTCCATGCATCAAAAATGCGATAAAGCAAATTAAAGAGAAATGACAAATGAAAGACAAAGAGTACTGCTGCGCTCAGTTTGAATATGCCTTGCGAGATGAAAGTGACTGCGATCTGACTCGCCCCGCGATATGGAGTAGCCGAAATGAATGTTATTGCATAGGTGTCGTGGGTCCGGTGAACTTCTGCCCTTTCTGTGGAGCCAGCGTAATATGGGACGAGGATAATGATAAAACTTAGGTCATATCAAAAGGAATGTATCGAGGCCATCACAGACACGTTCAAGGAAACGTCAAGCCAACTGATTCAGCTACCCACCGGTTCAGGCAAGACCATTATATTTACTTCATTCCTGAAGCAAAATCCTGGCTTAACGGCTTTGATTACGTGTCCGACCAAGGACCTCGTGCATCAAATTGAAGGTGCATTTAAGCTCGTATATGGCGCTGACACCTCCTATTTGAAACACCGAATCATGACCAATGCATCGATATCAATACGTTATCAGCGAGGAACCTTACCTTTACAACAGTTCGATGTGTTGATCGTAGACGAAGCTCATCGGAGTAAATCAAAAATCTATGCCGAATTTGTCGATCACTTTCGAAAGACGCGACGTAAGGTCAAAATTTTTGGACTAACAGCAACACCAGAGCGTTTGGATGGAAAAAACCTTTTAGATATATTTGGCCGCAAGTCATACTCACAAACTTTGTTTGACCTCATTGACCAGGGGCATTTATGTGACTTGCTAGGGTATCGGGTTAAAACCAGGCACGTTATAGATGTTAGGAATTGTTCGAACGGTGATCTCTCGTCGGTTGAACTTAGAAAAGTGGACAACGAAAGCCGCAATCGGATCGTATTGGACACATTCTTGAACCATTGCCAAGGGAAAAAGACTATTATTTTTTGCATCGATGTGGCTCAAAGTGAGCGGTTGAGCGCCTCTTTACAAACATATGGCGTAAAGAGTGGGTGTATCCATGGTGGGTTATCTGATTCAAGAAGAGCGGCATTGATCAAAGCTTTCGCAAAAGGCGAAGTGCAAGTGCTTACCAATTGCCAGGTATTGACCGAGGGCTTCGACGAACCGTCCGTTCAAGCCTTAATTCTCGCTCGTCCTACAAAATCAAAGGCCCTATATTCGCAAATGGTTGGTCGTGGGGTCAGAAACTTTCCTGGAAAGGCTTTTTGCGATGTTTACGACATTACAGACGGCGGCCACAATCTTTGCCATTTCGACACACTAGCTGGCAGACCGATGAATGAGCCCATTGAATATCCGAGTGGCATAACATTCAGACAATTACACAAAGAGCTCATTAGCCTGAATGATGCCGAAGTGGTGGTGCAACCGGTAGATTTTCGATTCCTTCTTAAAGCGGAATTCCTGGGCGAACAAGCCACGAGCAGGCAAATAGAGAGGCTACAAGCGAAAGGAATATCGTTTCATCAACCGGTTACGTTTGAAGAAGCCGCATTTTTAAATTGGATGCATGACCTGGAGGTGGAATATGGCCTGCATAGCAAAACGAGGCGAAAGTTACCAAGTTAGAGTTAGAGTCAGAAATATAGATGCTACAGCGACTTTCATAGATGAGTCAGATGCTAAGCTTTGGGGCTGGTACAGAGAGCGGCTTATGATCAACATGGGGGCTTTTTCGCCTCCATTATCAGAGACAATTACTTTATCGGATGCAATAGATACCAAGATGACATCAATGACTGGCGTTTCAGTTAAGGATATGAAGGTGTTGTTTTCAACATATGCGGAATGGTTAGAATTACCTTTAGCGTCCATCACTTCGGAGATGATTGTAGATAGAACGAAGCATCAGTTGTCATCGCAAACTCGTAGGGGTGGCAATTCCAGGGACAAATCGACAGGAAGTGTGAGACAAATTGCCCCAAAGACAGTAGAAGGCCACTTGCGACGGCTGAGTAGTGTTTTCGGCTACATGATTGAGAAAGGAATAAAAATGTTAAATCCATGTGCACCAGCATTGGCAGACATGCGACGATTAATGGAGCAAAACAAATGAAGTGGATAAAAGTCGAAGACAAGCTACCTGCTGTCGATATACCAGTACTGTTTTATGCTGGCCGGATCATCTTTGGCGAATACGTCTACTATGGAGGACGCAATGGGGATGACTACCGGTGGTGCGAAGATCATATGGGGTACGTAGATGACGTTACCCATTGGATGCCTCTACCGTGCAGACCAGAGGACGAGAAATGACGGAATGGATCAATGTTAAAGATAAACCTCCAAAATTCGATACCTGGGTTTTGTGTTATATGGCCAAGGGCATAGAGGAAGGCCACAGAATAAAAGCCCTTAAATATTATGAGCATTGCTGGAGTCAGTCAGGAGAGCACTTAAAAATACCTATGTTTACTGATGTTCATCGATCATGGATCGCGGAATCAGTTACCCACTGGATGCCGCTGCCTAAAGTACCGGGAGGTTCTAATGGATGACTTACCGTACCTAGAGGACGCTGATCTACTTTGGGATGTGATTAAGCCAGTGCTACAACAATACAATCCCAGTGACCGATGCGTGGGTTCAATGGCTGCTAATATAGTTGGCCAGATATTCGTACAGCATGGCATCAATCGCAATGATTTTTTAGAGCAAATGATTAAATGCTATGATCTACATTATGACATGTGGGTAAAGAGGGTCAAACAACATGACGGGTAAACGCATAGGTTACATACGCGTAAGCACCGAAGAGCAAAACCCTGATAGACAACTGGAAGGTGTAATGTTAGATAAGAAATTTGTGGAGTACGCATCGGGAAAATCAACAAACAGACAACAATTGAGGAACCTAATTGACTACGTTCGAGAGGATGACATTGTCATTGTGCATAGCATGGATCGCCTGGCTCGCAATCTCAGGGACCTTCACGGTCTGGTGGATGAGTTGGTGCAAAAAGGAGTGTGTATTGAGTTCTGCAAAGAACAACTTAGATTCGACGGGGGAAGTAATCCCATGGGATGTTTACTTATGAGCTGCATGGGCGCTTTTGCAGAGTTTGAGTATAGCATCATCAAAGAACGTCAAGCGGAAGGAATAGCCATAGCCAAGAACAAAGGCAAATATAAGGGCCGCAAAAAATCACTGGAGGGACCGCAGTTAGAGGCTTTAGCCGAACAATATGCGACTCGAAAGTCGCTTAGTGCTATAGCAAAGAGCTTTGGTATTTCCCACACAACGTTATACAGATATTTAGACCAGCTAGGTCTGCGCAATCACATGCATCAAATAGCGCAAGGGCAATGATGATCTACAAAACGCTTTTAATGCTCCTTATCCCCGCATGTTGTATGGCATGCAGCTGCAAGGAAAACGTGAAACTACTACTCGCCAGCGCCGAATATGAGATCTGGCTACACCAACACGCTATAGACTGGGGCCATGAGGAATCTTATTGGCATGGCAGAGCCGATGCATACAAGGTTGTGCTCATGTGCATGGAGATGTGCGAGCAAGGTATCATCACTGATAATTAGCCTCCGCAAACATAATTTCTTGAAACCCTAAGCCGGAGTGTACTATAGCTAACCCCTAGTGAGGGTAGACTATGGCAAGACCACAAAAGCCTATTAATTGGGACGTGGTAGAATTATTTCTTAAGTCTGGATGCAAGCAAAATAAGATTTGCTCGCATTTAGGGCTATCTCCCGACTGCTTCCACCGCAGAGTCAAAGAAAAATATGGCATGGGTTATACGGATTTGGCGGACAAATTGCGCTGTGAAGGTGAATTGATGATCGAAGCGCAGCAATTCCAGAAAGCCATGAAGGGATATTGGCCTGCTCTGCTTTGGTTAGGTAAGGTAAAGCTTGGACAGCGCGAACCAGACCAAGTGCAAGCATTAGCAAACAATCAGCCGCAGATAGACCAACGCCACCGCATCATGGAGCTTGAACACCAGCTAGCGGAGGCGAAGGCAAATGTCAACGAGCCCAAAGCAGAATAAAAGCTTTTGTGAAGCTACACACCGCTTCAATATCTGGGTTGGTGCTGTTAGTTCAGGTAAGACATTCAGCTCGATAGAACGCTTTATCCATGACCTGCGCTATGGCCCTCCTGGTGATGCTATGGTCATTGGTGTCAACCGCACCAGCATCCAGCGAAATATATTAACGCACCTCTACAAACAGCTAGGTTTTCCATGCCCGACCGAGAAAGCGCAAATGAGTCGACTTTATGGACGGGATGTGTGGTTTGTGGGCGCTCCAGATGTCTCGGCGGTAGCTACAATCCAGGGGAGCACGCTGGCTTTGGCATATGTCGACGAAGCTACGAATTTGCCGGAACCGTTTTGGAAAATGCTAGAAAGTCGATTGCGTGTGCCAGGTGCGAAGTTGCTGGCAACGGCCAACCCGGAGGGGCCAGCACATTGGCTAAAGAAACAGTATATTGATAACCCAGAACTAGATCTTGTTTGTTGGAATTTTTGCTTAGAAGATAACCCAACATTAGACGAAGCATACAAACAACAATTAAAAGCCTCATACACAGGCATGTGGTATCAAAGGTATATTTTAGGATTGTGGTCTCTCGCTTATGGAGCAATTTATGATAACTACGACCACTTCAACGAATACGAAAATCCGTTCCCTGCACCAAGTTATTATATTGTCGGAGTCGACTACGGAACAACTAACGCGACTGCTGCTGTCCTCTGCGCGGTTACCCCGAATAAATGGCCCCAGATCCGTGTTGAAGAGGAATATTACTACGATTCAGCTAAGAAGGGACGTTCTAAGACCGATCAGGAGCTGGTGCGGGATATCAAAGCCTTTGTTGGTTACAAAAACATATCTGCAATTTATGTCGATCCAGCAGCAGCTTCCCTCAAAATTGCGCTTAGACAAGCTGAGCTGCCCGTACTCGATGCAAATAATGATGTCCTATTGGGGATTAAAATCTGCTCAAAGTTTATAGGTGGCAAGAATATCGTTATACACAAAGGTTGTACTATATTGCGCGAACAGATACAATCTTATGCTTGGGACAGTAAGGCTGCTGATAGGGGTGAAGACAAACCAGTAAAGAAGGATGATCATATAGTGGATGCCCTCAGGTATGCCTGTGCGAGTGCTTTTCCAAGGGGTGAGCTGAATCATCCCGATGAGAACATCAGCTATGACCAGCTAAGGCGAAAGGTGTTCGGTAGCGGAGATATTTACGACCAGTTTAACAGCGATATACAAGGATTTTAGCATGAAAAACATTGACTTATCAGGTCCTGCGTCCGGCGAGGACGATTAGGCTTATACAAAAATAATAACTATGATATGAGTGCCCTTATAATATAGGGGTGTTCATGGGTAGTTACGAGAGCGGGGTGTATGCACTTGGCGGTGGATATATCGATCCAACGGATGCTGGAGCTAAAGATCTCAAGCAGATGCAGGATTGGTTTTACAACTCCAATTACCCGCTAAACTCAGCCCACTGGCTCCAAGCGAGCATCGACAAGCGCTTTAAGGTCGGCGACCAGCAACTCTATAACCAAGTCTACGGCAATAATCAGCAAAACGTTCAGAAGTTTTTCTTCAATCTGATTCGTCGCCACATCAATATGATCTGCGGTTTTCAGCGCAAGAACCGCAAGTCCACTGTAACGATGCCCATAAATGAAAATGACGACCAGCTAGCGGACGATTACAACAAAGTCTTCCGCTGGTGTGATGACCGCGATGGGTTCCAGGAGTATTTTAGCCAAGCATTTGAGGGAGCGTGCGATACCGGTGAAGAATTACTACATCTCTACCCTGATTACACCTACGACCCTATTTCGGGTGATCTCTTCACCGATCAGGTTGCCTACAACAACTACCTTATCGACAGCTATTACCGTAAACAAGATCTAAGTGACTGCAATGGCATATGGCGCAGGCGTTGGACCAGCAAGGCCGTGGCCAAGCTGATGCTTCCTGGCTACGCCAAAGAGATCGACCGGATGAAGCCTGGGGGCATGAAGGATGGGCGCTTACCTTTGCAGGCCGAGTTACAGAATGTCGCAATCAACAATCTTTTCACATACGACGAGTTTTACTATCGCTCTAGCAGAGAGGGCAAGCTTATTCTCGACCCAATGACCGGCGAGGCCGTGGAGTGGCAGGAAGACGAATTAGAAGACGATGACATGCTAGATCAGGTGATGCGCCAGCAGCCTTGGCTAAAGGTGCAGAAGGTACAAGTTCCCACGGTTAAACTCGTTATAAGCCTATCAGGGAAGGTAGTCTATCATGGACCGAATCTACTTGGGATTGATCAATATCCGTTTGTTCCCCTACAAACATACGTGGAGCCAGATATCCAAGCATATGCTTGGCGCAAGCAGGGCGTTATCCGTAATCTCCGTGACAGCCAATTTTTGTACAACATGCGGAAAGTCATTGAGCTACAGCTCCTCCAGAGTTCGCTCAACGCGGGATGGATATATCCTGTAGATGTGGTTACAGACCCCAAAGCGTTTAGGCAATCTAGCGGTGGTGACGGATTCCTTGTGCCACTGAAGGCGGGCCACTTGCCTAATGAGGTGCAGCGCATTGAACCCGTAGCCATACCTCAGAGCCTAATTGAGTTGTCAGCAGCTCTAGCAGAAGACATAACCAAAATATCAGGTGTCAATGAAGAGCTACTCGGTAGTGCGACCGATGACAAGTCGGGGATCTTATCTATGCTACGTCAAGGGGCTGGTCTTACGACTCTTCAGACAATTTTTGACAAGGCTGACTATTCTCAGCGGCTTTATGGCAAAATTAGACTCGCTGCCATACGCAAGAACTTCTCTAAAGGTAAGGTACGTAACATACTCGGTCATGACGCGGACCCGCGATTTTGGTCTTCCCACAGCCAAAAGTATAGCATTGCTTGCGAGGAGGGCAACTATAGCACCACCCAACGGCAGATGGAGCTTACCCAGCTGATCCACTTCAAGGAACTTGGAATGCCGATAGCGAATAAGAGCATCATTAGGGCAGCCTTCCTCACGAATAAGAAACAAATCATCGCGGACATGGAAGAAGAGCAACAACAGCAGGCGCAGGCACAACAAGCCGAACAACAAGCAGCTCAGAAGTTAGATGATGCCAAGATACAGGGAATGGTAGCTAAAGCACAGCTAGATATGGCAAAGATCGGCGAGACCCAAGCCAAGGTAGATGATCTAGAAGCAGGCGCAGACCACAAACGCGCACAAACCGAGCTAGATCTCGTTAAGTCAATGCTGGAGCTCGAGACGCTCGACCTGGAGATGATCGGACGCCCGT